CTTGGAGACAGCAAATAATGTTTGTATATTGTATGAAATATTTAAGGTTTTACGCGGAAAAAATACAAAACTTGTATTATATGTGTATGATTCATTTTTGTTTGATGTAGATAAGAACGAGAAAGAGGTATTGCAACAAATTGCAAAAATAATAAACAGTAGGAATCTACAATTTAAAGTTAAAAAAGGAACAAATTATCACAATATAAAATAAGTTATGTATAGTACTCTTGAACAGCCCCCATATATGTATAATCAATATGATTATGATCAACTATTAGATTTTACATCCATGAACAATAGACTGTTTTGTACCTTCACGCCTCTTTTAGAGTTAGATACTCTTATTGAGAGTTTGGCTAACAAATATGTCATCATGTATGATAAAATGTTTGTATTGCATATCAAAAGCAATAACGAATATGTTGTAACATATAATGTGGATCAAGGGAACGTTAATGATATTCCTGAAAATACCATTTTGGTACACAGAAAAAAAGAATCAAATACTTTATATACAATAAACGCCCTAAACGAATTAATTAAAAGATTAAATGGTGGAGTTGTTGACACTCACTTCCCAGTGAATTGGCAACATTATAAAAATTGTATATTGTTAACTCAACACAATGAAATCAAGCAACTAAACACAAAGATTTTTAAAATCGTTGAATTGTGAAAAAATCTCAATTAAAGCAAATTATTAGAGAAGAAATTCAAAAAATATTATCTAACCCTCAAACTATTGAACTAAATACTTCATTTCTTCAATCTCAAGATGATTTTGAAAGAGGAGGGGATACAGGATATACTATATGGAAACCCGAATTCAAAAATGGTTTAAAAGCAACCCAACAAAATTTTAAATCATCTGGTAAACCTGCTATTCCTGCTCAAAAAATACCATTTGAGATGATAGATACTATGAGTGATGAAGGAGGAGATATACCTTATATTAATATTAAATTTAAAAAACCATTAAATGAGATTTTTATAGATTTAGATGATTATGATCCTGAAGAGTTTGGTGTAGAAGATTTTGATAAATTTGATGAAATAGTTGAATCTAAACCCAACCCAACATTACAGGATGTTTCTGAATTGATTGATTTAAAAAATAAAAATTTAAGTTTCTATGGATGTTATGTTTTGGATATTAAACCAAACGAAATAATTAAAGTTTCAAAAAAATAAAATAGTTTGGCTTATTAAATAAAGGTTATTATATTTAAGTTGTAAACAAATAAATTAGTTATATATGAATTTAGATGCTATCAAGAAGAAACTTGAGTCTATGCAAAAGACACCTTCAACAGGAGGTAACAATCAAAACAATTCCAAGAGATTTAAACCTCAAATCGGAAAACAAACGGTTCGTGTTGTCCCTTTCAAATACAACAAAGAGTTCCCATTCACGGAAATGAAATTTTACTACGGTATCGGATCGAAAAAAGTTATTGCTTCTCCATTAAACTGGGGTGAGAAAGATCCAATTGCTGAATTCGCAAAACAATTACGTGGTACAAATGACAAAGAAAACTGGCGTTTGGCTAAGAAATTAGATCCTAAAACTCGTATCTTTGCTCCTGTAATTGTACGTGGTGAAGAATCTGAGGGAGTTCAAATGTGGGAGTTTGGTAAAGAAATTTACGAGGCGTTCTTGCAAATGGCTGCTGATGAGGAAGTAGGAGATTTCACAGACATTATGACGGGTCGTGATATCAAGTTAGTGACTGTAGGACCTGAGTCAACAGGAACAGCTTACAACAAAACAACAATTCAACCATCTATGAAAACATCTGTTTTATCTGATGATGATAAAGAATTGGAATTGTGGTTGGAAGAACAAGTTAATCCAAAAGAATCTTACAAAATGTTACCTTTTGATGATATCAAAGCAGCATTGCAAGAATGGTTAGCTCCTGAAAACGATGAAGGATCAATTGAAGAATCTTTAGATTTTACCAAAGAAGAACCTAAAACAAACTATAGTCTATCAGCTAAACCAGCTGCTAAAAAATCAAAAGCGGAAGCATTTGATGATTTGTTTGAAGAAGATGATGATATGCCATTTTAATTTAATTAAATTATGGCTAAGACAACAAGAAAATCACTAACTGAAGCGGCTAGTAAGGAACTGAAGACCGCTTTCAGTTTAGACAAATTTAAAGCTAATAAGGGTTTATCATCTAATGTTAAATTCAAGGAGCAAAAATGGATTCCATTTTCTCCGGCTTTACAAGAGGCATTATCTATTCCTGGTATTCCTATGGGTCATAATTCAATGGTTCGAGGAAAATCAAACACAGGAAAATCTACAATGACCATTGAGGTAGCAGTTAATGCTCAAAAAATGGGAATCTTACCTGTATTGATCGTTACAGAGATGAAACACGATTGGAATCACTGGAGAACAATGGGGTTTGAAATGGATGATATAGTGGATGAGGAAACAGGTGAAATTGTAGACCAAACAGGATTCTTTATCTATCGAGATAGAAGCTCATTAAATTCAATTGAAGATATTGCAGCATTCATTATTGATTTATTAACAGAACAGAAGAAAGGTAATCTACCATACGACTTGTTATTCATCTGGGATTCAGTTGGTTCAATTCCTTGCCAAATGTCAATTGAACAAGGTAAAAACAATCCAATGTGGAATGCAGGAGCTATCGCAACTCAATTCGGGAATTTTATCAATCAACAGATTGTAATGTCTCGTAAGGAAAGCTCAAAATACACGAATACATTGTTTATTGTGAACAAAGTAGGTGTTGCTCCGGCTCTAACTCCAATGTCACAACCTAGAATGACAAACAAAGGTGGAGATACGTTCTATTATGATGTTTCATTATGTTTAACATTTGGTAACGTTACAAACGCTGGTACTTCTAAAATTAACGCTGTTAAGGACAAGAAGAAAGTCGAATTTGCATTACGTACAAAAATTGCCTGTGACAAAAACCACATCAATGGAATCACTACAATGGGTACTATTGTTTCAACAGTACATGGATTCATTAAAGATGATCCGAATGTAATTAAAAAGTACAAAGATGCACATACCCACGAATGGGCAGACATCTTAGGACAAGGTACATATTCTGTACAAGAAGACAATAGTGAATGGGACGAGAAAGCCCCAACACCTGATTTATTTGAAAACGAAGATTAATATGAAAAAAGACCTTTTAAACCTTTTAGACAATATACAAGAACACGGGGAAGAAACCCCTACATCTGAACGCTACTTACTAATCGATGGACTTAACCTATTCTTCAGAAACTTTAGTGCTATAAACGCAGTAAATTCAAACGGAGTTCATATTGGAGGTTTAGGAGGCTTTTTTCGATCTTTGGGAGCATTGATCCGCACCATCCAACCTACACAAGTTTATGTGGTGTTTGATGGTGTGGGTTCCTCCAACAACAGAAAAAATATTATCCCCGAATACAAATCAAACCGAAATGTATCTCGAGTAACTAAACATGAATTGTTTGATAATTTGGAAGAGGAAGACGATTCTAAAGTAGATCAAATTGTTCGTATCATCCAATACTTAAAAACGTTACCTGTTAAAACAGTATCGTTACCTAGAGTAGAAGCAGATGATATTATCGCTTATTTAAGTGATACTTTAATTACAAAACCTGAAGACAGAGCATTCATAGTATCCAGTGATAAAGATTATTTACAGTTGGTAAGCGAGCAAGTAATTGTATATCGTCCAATTGAAAAAGAATACTACACAACAGATACTGTAAGAGAGAAATTTAATGTATCCCCAAACAACTTCCTACTTTACAAGTTGCTAATGGGTGATAGCTCTGATGGTGTAACAGGTATTAAAGGATTAGGGGCTAAAGGATTGTTCAAGAAATTCCCCGAACTATCAACAAGAGATTTATCATTTGATGATTTAATCGACATTGCTGAAGCAAAATTAAAAGAACACGTAGTCTATGCAAGAGTATTACATGATGTACCTTTGCTAGAAGACAAATATAGGGTTATGGATTTATCTAATCCTATGATGGATGATAAAGATAAGATGTTTATAGACAAATTTGTTGAAAACACACAATTAACCTTTTTACCTCACACATTCGTTGAAATGTGCAACGAAGATCAACTTGGAAACTTAATTCGAAATACTGAATTTTGGGTTCAAGATATTTTCAAAGAATTGTTGGAAAACCAGCAATAAGTTATTATATTTAAATAAAAGTTATAAAATGACCTTACAATCAATTGATGAATACGGACCATCGTTCCAGATGAAAGTGATATCTTCTTTATTAACACATAAAGAATTTTTACAAAACATAAACGACGTACTAAGTGATGAATACTTTAGTAATCCGGCTCACAAATGGGTAATTAATCAAATCATACAATATTACGAAAATTATCATACTACCATTTCAATGGATATTTTAAAAGTTGAAATGAAAAAACTTGATAATGAAGTACTTAAAGTATCTGTTAGAGAGCAATTACGAGAAGCTTATAAAGCCGATATTGAAGATTTAGAATATGTTCAAGGTGAGTTCTCTACGTTTTGTAAAAATCAACAATTAAAGAAGGCATTATTAAATAGTGTAGATTTACTTAAAGCTGGAGATTATGACTCGATCAAATATATGATTGAATCAGCAATGAAAGCAGGACAAGATAAAAATATTGGACACGAATATAAAAAAGATACTGAATCACGTTACCGAGAAGATCATAGAACTATTGTACCTACCCCTTGGGAGCAAGTTAATGAATTAGTTCAAGGTGGTTTAGGTAATGGAGATTTAGGATTAATTTTTGGTAATCCTGGTGGTGGTAAATCATGGTGTTTAGTTGCTTTGGGTGGACATGCTGTTAAAATG